ACTAGCCAAAGACGGCGCTACTTCGCAAGGCTTATCGCCTTACATTGCCGTTCTTGACGAAACTGGTCAAGTCATAGGTCCTCGTGACTCCTTTATCGAAGCCATTACCACCTCTCAAGGTGCGCATAAAGACCCTTTACTTTTCGTAATCTCCACTCAAGCCGCGTCCGACTCTGACATGCTCAGTATGTGGATTGACGATGCGACTCGCTCTATCGATCCAACTACTGTGTGCCACGTTTACGAGGCCGAGAAGGATTGTGATCTACTTGACGAATCCCAGTGGATTAAAGCAAATCCTGCGCTTGGCGTATTCCGCTCGAAAGAAGACTTACGTCAGCAACTTGAAAAGGCTGCGCGTATGCCTGCTTCGGAGGCGGCCGCCCGCAACCTGCTACTCAATCAACGAGTGTCTTTGCTTACTCTGTTTGTATCGCCTAGCGTGTGGAAAGAGTGTAACTCGCCGATTGAAATGAATCTTTTTGAAACAGAACCTGTCCACTTTGGCCTCGATCTTTCTGCAAGGAACGACTTGACCGCTGCTGTAGCTTCTGTTAGAGATCCTATTACAGGTCATATCCACACCATTCCATTTATCTTTACGCCTTTAGACGGTTTAGTCGATAGAGCACAAACGGACAGAGTTCCATATGATCAGTGGGTAAGAGATGGCTTTATTTATGCGTTACCAGGCGCTCATTTAAATTATGAGATGATCGCTCAAGAGCTAGCAACACGCACTCAAGGTTGGAATATAGCATCGCTAAGTTTCGATAGATGGCGTATTGATGATTTCAAGGTAGCCGCAGAAAAGACTGGCTTCGCTCAAGAAGCAGAATGGATCCCAGTGGGACAAGGTTTCAAGGATTTTTCTTTGAGACTAGAAGGTTTAGAATCACTTTTACTACAAAAGATTTTACACCACGCTAACCACCCGCTATTAAATATGGCCGCGTCTAACGCTATCGTGATATCCGATCCTACTGGAAATCGCAAACTAGATAAATCTAAGTCTTCACAACGAATTGACCCCTTAATCGCTCTAGCAATGTCAACGTATCTTTTAAGTGATAACTCACTCACGTTAACTGACGTAGAAAGTATGATTGTATGAACTATGCCAAGATTTACGCAAATCTTACGAAGCCTAATAATCGGCGAAAAGGTCTTGAGTATTTCGAGGCACACCATATAGTTCCACGCCACCAAGGCGGAACTGACGATAAAAGCAACATAGTACTGCTAACATATCGTGAACACGTTCTAGCACATCGCTTACTGTTCGCTATGTACGGCAATGCTGGCGATATTCGTGCAGTTTCGTTTATGGCGGCTGACGCAAAGGCTAGAAAGAAAAGTGCTTCACTTGCAGGTCAAATTGGAATAACCCGCATGACGACTGAACAGCGAAAGCGAGGCGGTCGTCAGAGTGGTCTGAATAATGTTACAACCGGTCATATGAAACGTTTAAACGATTCTAAACGTAGACCGTGCATTCATGTCGAAACAGACACTGAATATGAATCACTAACAGCTTTATGCAAAGCCTTAAATATGGGTCATAGCAATCTAGCGTCTTACGGTCGCTCTAAAGGTGTTACAGTGATATTTAAAATCTAACAGGAGATATAAATTGGCAGTATTCGAAATTTTAGCAGAAAAGTCCGCTAACGATCGTCGTACATTCTTTTACGATAATATGACAAACGTCTTAACGGACGAAACAGGTCTATTATACGCTTTTCCTAACCAAAGGGCTGATAACTCCGTTCCTGCTACAATCTTTAGTAAGGATGAACCACTCAAGAAGTCTAAAGAAATCAGCTTCTTAAAGATTCAGCTAGGATTAGGTTGTAATTACTCTTGTGATTACTGCTCTCAGAAATTCGTTGAGCGTGCCGATTCTACATCACCTAAAGATATCGCCAATTTTATGGCTAAGCTTGACGTCTTAGATATCACCGAAGAAAAAGGACTCAAAGTTGAGTTTTGGGGCGGCGAGCCTTTGGTTTATTGGAAGACAATGAAGCCATTGGCAGAAGCCATTCGCGAGAAGTATAAACATTGGAAGCGCCAGCCTAAATTTGCAATGATTACAAACGGCTCGATTCTCACTGATGAGATTATCGACTGGTTAATGATGCAAGATTTTTCTGTGTCAATTTCGCATGACGGTCCCGGACAATCTGTTCGCGGTCCAGATCCATTTGACGATCCTGAAACAAAGAAGCGATTATTAGGTTTTTATCGCATGATGACGCGCCTTAACAAAGGCATTAGTTTTAACTCTATGCTATCTGCAAAGAATAAGAGCCGTAAGGCCATTTCAGATTGGTTTAGAGAGCTTACGGGCGATCCAAACATTTCGATCGGCGAAGGCGGTATTGTAGATGCGTATGATGAAGATGGTATCACTAACTCATTACTTACTAAACAAGACCATTTCGAGTTTAGACGTTTAGCATTCTCAGATATCTTTACAACCGATGGCGATATCGCGTTTAAGATGCAATTACAGAAGATAAATCAGTTCACTACTGACGTGCTGTCACAGAAACACGCTTCCACATTGCCTCAAAAATGTGGTATGGATTTAGAGGACGTAATGGCTGTAGATTTGCACGGCAACGTGATTACCTGCCAAAACGTGAGCGCCGTAGAAACATCGAAAAACGGGGAGTCCCACTTAGGCGGGTCTCTTGACGATTTCGATAACGTCTCTATAACAACCTCTACACACTGGGCACGTCGCGATGAATGTCCTAAGTGTCCTGTCTTGCATCTATGTAAAGGTGCATGTATGTTCTTAGACAATAAGTTCTGGAAGATTTCATGTGCTAACGCCTACTCTGACAATATTGCGCATTTCGCCTTAGCCATTCACAAAATGACTGGATATATCCCAATTCATATTAAACATGATGACTTACCTTTGGAACGCCAAGATATCTTTGGTACGTTGTTTGAGCACAAAGAAGAGTCAGTTCGTAAGGTTATTCCTATCAAAATCGTGAATTACATCACAGAGGTAGTTGATAACGTTCCTATCTACTCTAAATCGGAGGTCGCCTATGACAATCCAATCTAGCGGGCCAATTGCTTTCAGTGATGTAAGCACCGAAATAGGACAGGCTCCTACTTATACAACATCTCTAAGTTTCTTGAATGACCAAGTAAAACCTGCTGTTCGACCAGCCATTCCAAATATGTCAGTGTTTTATGGCATGAGTTTCTTTCAGAATACCACTGAAGGTAACTGCGCCAACGGCAACTGTACTGAGAACTGTAACTGCGGTAATATTCAATGTACCAACTGCGTTATTGCAGGTGGCGTAGATTGCGTAAACTGCGATCCACAGCCATTCTTGCAAGTTGGCGCTAACTGCGCTTGTACATATAACTGTAATACTGGTGAAGTGTCATACAACTGCAACTGCGCTTGTAACTGCTCTAAAATCATCTGCTCTAAACTCTATGACATCGGCGCTATGGCTCCTGCAATCTTTGCGGCTGACCAGGCATACGGTAAGTGGTTATTTAAGAATGATAAAGTAGTTTACCGCGGTTATATCCGCTGGGCGCGTATCGTAACTGCATGGATGGATGGTAAAGGTCCTGACTTCATGTTCTGGATTCGCGATAAAGAAAAGCGCGTCGAAGCTCAGAAAGAGTTGACCCGTAAGATGGCAACTGAGATGGGTATTCCTTGGGCCGAGCATATGGCTTTCAAGATGGGCGCATTGCGTGAAGACAACCTTCATGGTAAAGTGCTTATGGCCATTGGCGTTCCAATCTGTCGTTTCTTAGACAAACTGCCACGCGTTCGTGAGCGTGATCGCCGTCATCGTCTACCTGTACTGCTCGCTATGTGGGCAGCTTTCTACGGTAGCCATTGGACAGCAAGCGCTGTTGTGCGTGCGAACGCTCTTTTATCTACTGTTTCTGCAAAGCTAAAGAAAGTAACGGCCTAATATGGAACGATCTAACTGGTGGTTGAGCCCAGTTTGGGAGTATCAATCTCCTTTCGATGCTGCGTTCAATAAAGCACTCCTACAAGAAGTGTATGAGATTGGACAAAGCATCGCTAAGGATGGCACCTACGGTAAACTGAGTTTATGGGATTATGATAGACCTCATCTAAATACTTTAAAAGAATACATTCTTGCTAAGTGTTATCAATCAGTATGCGGTGATATCTCTGAAGTAAATGAGCTAAATCTGAGAATGGATTTTTCCGGCGGCTGGATAAATGTAAAAGGTCCTGGCGAAGGCATTGAAGCACACGGTCATAACGATTGCTCTCTAACTGCCACGTATTACGTGCAAGCAGAAGAGACGAGCGGTGATATTGTATTTATGATGCAAGGCGGTCATATTAGTTCTGACGGTTCATTTATCAATAACGATTTTTCAATTCTACCTCATAAACACATCACGCCTGTTTCTGGAAAGTTAGTTATATTTCCCGCTTACATTATACACGAAGTGCAGCGGAATCGTTCTAACGCTTTGCGCATATCTATATCAACTGATTTACATCAAATAATAGATACGAATGCGCCTAATGCGATGGTTATTAAAAGTTGGTGTGATAGTATGTTACGGCTAGAAACCGTATGTGAAACTAAAAAGGATTAAACTATGAGTAATGTATTTAGGGTTGCTAGTAACCCACCACCAAACTTTAACGTTACTGACTACAACAATAACATTAAGTATTTCTTAGACAGCGAAGTTGCCGCTACTTTTACAACTCTTACTCAAGCCGAGTTAGAGAGTTTCTTTGAGATGGCACAAAAGTATCATGCTGTGTTTGCAAAGGTATATCTTTTACCAGGCGACCCGTTGATTAACTACATCGTATATGGTAACGAGTTTTACGACGCATTAAAGGCTCCTCACGCCGGTATTGACTACACTCCAAGTTGGGTTGTTGCTAAATATAAAGAGTGGGCAGCTAATAAAGGTCTTCCAGTTCCTAAGGATATGGTAGCAGCCGAAGGCATTAGCACTAAACCTATGGTGGACTTTCAGAGCAAACTATGAACCCCTACTTCACTAAGCTAGATAGCATTAGTCCTAGTTTATATAAGGACTTTAAGAATCTAGGTGAGCAGCATAGCTGTGGTGGTGGATGGACAAGATATTATAAGACTGATTTAAGTCGAAGCATATTGTTACCTGACCATATTAAGTATAGCTTTAATCTATCGTATATGACGTTTATCGGCGATGCGGCTTCTCCACATGTTGATATGGGCATTGGCTGTAGGATTAATCTCTATTTATCTGATAACAACGCTACTACACAGTTCTTTTCGGTTAAGGCTAGAGACTTAGATAAGCCAAAACCTGAGACATGCGTTGGCTGCACTCCAGAGCTCTTCTGTGCTGGCGACTGTGCCTGCGGTATGAAGCGTGAGAATCTTGTTTTAGAAGATCAGTTCGTAGCCAAGCCGCATGACATTTATTTACTAAACGTTTCAAAACCTCACGGTGTAGAAGGAATTTCCAGAGATAATTATAGACAAGCACTGTCGTTTACTACCGATCTTCCTTACGAAACAGTTTATACTACTTTAAAGGCATATGGCTCATTCTAATGTTTAAGAAACTATTTACTGGCGCTGACATCGACTTTAAAGTTCATGACATGCGTATAGAATTCGATCTAAACGCGCAAGGTAAGAAGATACAATATTTTAACGTGTCTTCTACTTATGCTGATGATTTAATCGCCTCATTTGGCTCGTATAGTAAGCACTTCCATACTTCCTTTGTTATCATTGGAGCGGACGTGCCGCCTCATACGGACATTGTAGACAGCGTCAATATAAATTTCTATGTAAACACTAGTGGATATACAACTACATTTTATCGTAGCAATAGCGATATCTCTAAACTTACTTATGCCGATCATGGAGATGGACACGTATACAATCCTAGCGAGCTAGAAGAGTTAGACTCTTTTGTAGCTTCACCTGGCGACGTATACATACTCAATGGTAAAGTAATTCATGGTGTTAGCGCTCCTAATCACTCTTCAACTCCTCGACAGATTCTTCAAGTCTCTTCGAATGATTTAGAGTATAAGCAGGTCCTTGACCTCATGAGGAATATATGCTAATCTTTGCAACAATGTATACGCTCGTTACGATTCATCTCGGCGTTGTGCTAGCTTCATTATACATGCACCGTTATATGATTCATCGGCAGTATAATGTAAATCCTTATGTAGAGTCGATAATGAAGTTTGGTTATTGGTTCTTGTTTGAGACTGTATCTAAAGAGTTTATCGTTCAACATCGCAAGCATCATGAGTTTTCTGATAGCACTGTTGATCCACATTCTCCAAGATTCGGCTATTGGAGCCTGTTGAAATGCTGTTTAATTCCAGGATTCTTTCGCTCTTATAAGATAGAGCTATCTGAGTTTGATTATAATCGTTACGGTGGCTCAATCAAGCCTTCGTTTATCGATAGACACCCTCGACTTGGTGTATCACTCTTCTTAGCACTTACAGTGAGCATCTTTGGGTGGTATGGAATAATCATTTGGTTAGTCCACCTATTTGCTGTGAACTTTCTTACAATAGCCACCATTACCGTTTTTGGACATGCACATGGCTACAAGAATGTAAACCTAAACGATTACACCACCAACCTCATGCCAATCGGTATTTTATGTGTTGGTGAAGAACTTCATAATAATCATCACTACGATAGTAAGCGATGCAACTTCGCTCTAAAGCAAAACGAGTTCGATTTAGGATTTCAATATTTGCGTGTTTTAAATAAACTCAACCTAATTCAATTTAAATAAGAGAGCACAATGTTCTACGAAGACGTTTCAAATTTAATATCGTTTGATATTGAAAAGTTGCGCAAGGATGTTCAAGAGAATGTCTTTACACTAGGCAAACAAGTTATTCAAGGCGAGGAGTACGAAACTCCCGCCTATCAGGGTTTTGGTGGATGGTCTATTACCTCTCGCACTGGCGATTGGAAAGATGGTTGGGACTTCTTCCAAAACGATGAAGGCCAAGCAATGGAAGTTTATTTTCCAAAAGGCCGTAGTAATTACGAGGCATTAAAATTCTTTGATATTGCTCATTCAATGGAGCATAAAAATCCTACTCAAGCATATGTAGGTGAGATTGCGAAATTAATAGACCAAATCGTTGAGTTAGGTTTGACACCGCGTAGAGTGAGAGTCACGTGCTTACGGGCACGCTGTAAGTCTCTTGTGCACCGCGATTCTGATGATAATGAGTATATGGCACGCTTGCATATTCCATTATTCACTAACCCTAACTGCGTATTCATTTGTAATGGTACAACTCTACATATGGAGGCTGGTAAAGCCTACGCTGTATGGGTAAACCAGTGGCACCAAATTCGTAATGACTCGGACGAAGATCGTTTCCATATTATTATGGACTTCTACGATACTAAGAAAGTAACTAAAACCTTTCATTACGACGGCGATATTCAGCAACTTGATGATCTTGCAACCAGCATGCGCAAGCAGATTGATGAAGTCTTTATTCCTCCAGACTTATATGAAAAGTTTGAAGCCGTAAGACAATCCTTTATTACTAAAGGCGAAATACCTATTTAACCCAATTTCTAAAGTTCTCCCCAGCAACAACCCTCCCTTTAAATAGCAGTCACTAAACAATTTTACCCCATCCTTTCGTTGAGAAACAGAAGCGCACCCTTAATGCGTTTCATATTCTTAATTAAACAAGATTCCTATCCTACCCTCAATAAGGATCAATATGACTCAAATTACAGCCGACAACTTAGTTGCCGCAGGATTAACAGATGCAGCTACTGCTGCTAAAGTATGCGACTCACTTGCCCTAGCTTGTGAGCGATTTGAAATCTCTGAACCACAACAGATTGCCATGTTCTTAGCACAAGCTGCTCATGAATCTGGTAAATTTAAGGCCACATCAGAGAACTTGAACTATTCCAAAGAAGGACTGCATGGCACTTGGCCAAAACGATTCCCCACCGTCGCTGATGCAGAGCCTTATCACCGCCAACCTGAAAAGATCGCTAACAAAGTCTATGCTGACCGCATGGGCAATGGTGACGAAGCTTCAGGCGATGGCTTCAAATACCGGGGTCGTGGGTTCATTCAGTTGACCGGTAAATCGAATTACCAATCCTTTTCAAACGCAATAAATCGCCCTGAGATTATGGACAATCCAGATCTTGTGGCTGAACCTGAGCTAGCAGCACTTTCTGCGGCTTGGTTCTGGAACGAACATAAACTAAACGCTATTGCTAATGATGCCAAAGCAGTTACCAAAGTAATTAATGGTGGTCAACTAGGTATCGACGAGCGTACTGCTCATTATAATGCCGCGCTACAGGTGTTCGCATGAACCCTATTCTGCTCGGTAAAATAGCCGCTATTGTTATCGCTGTCTTAGCCATCTTCTTTACAGGGGAAAAGGTTGAGCGCTCTAAATGGCAAGAACGAGAGTTAGAACTCAACAATCAAGCTGTTGCCGCTCAAGCCGCTGCTGCTAAGAAGGTTGCCGAGGTTTCTACTCAATATGAACAGTTGAAGTCGTCTAAACAAGCGACACAAAACACTCTTTCAAGGAATTTATCAAATGAGATTGCTCAAAATCGCTCTCAGTATGAGTGCCCTGTGCCTTCTGCTGCCCGCGTGCTCCTCAACACCTCGATTACAAACGCTAACAACTCAAGCGCCACCCAATCTAGTGCAGGTGTGCCCAAAAATAAATGATGCAGTTCAATTGAACACAATGGGTGACTTAGTGCAGTTCACTAACGATCTCATAGGTCAATACGCCGACTGCGCTGATCGCCATAAGGCCTTAGGTGACGCATGGCCGAAATAGATCAAGGTCAACTCAAAGGTGCTTTCGATTCGTTATTACAATATATCGATAAGCCTTGGAAAGTTGCCGCTATTGCGTTTCTAGGCGTACTTTCCTTCGTCGGGTTTTTCATTTACAATAATCAAGCAACATTGATTAATGCGTATGATCGCTCTAAAACCATTCCTCGTATGGATAGTAGTCGTTACGACGATTCCGCGCGTTTATTGTTTAAAGCTACTAACGCCGATTTTGTCGGTATATTTGAAGTGGATCCAATCGCTGGCAAACGCAAACTAGTTCGCGCTTATTTTCCAGATCTATCTCGCCAAAAAGACGTCGAAGGATCACAAGTTCCTCTCTTCAGTAAAAACCAAAAGAATAATGAAGACACTATTGCTTTAATGGCAGGTAAAGTACCTTGTAGTATTTATGACTACCCTCAAAGTGAAATTGGTTATTGGTATGTAAGTAACGGTCTGCGCTACATGTGTCGTGTCAGCGTACCGCCTGATCCTAACGAATTTGCCGGCCAAATTACCGTTGGTTGGAAAGTTCAACCTAAAGAGGATCCAATCAACTATCTAAATATCGCAAGTGATATATTGACACAGAAATAAAAGGAGATCCACATGGATTGGAGAAAGTATTTCACAGTCGCTGTGGATTTCGAAGTAGAGAAGGGTAATCCCCATCATGATAAGAAGGGACGCTTTGCACGTAGAGGTGCGTATGGTCCTGCCTCACTGAATCTCGCCGGTGTGACTGAGCCTTTCCATACTCTTCCTTCGCGTACTCGTATGAGTCTAGTTCAAAGTGCCATTCGCTCTTTACCTGGCTCTGCTACGCCAAGTAGTGTCATGTTCGCGATGTCCCAAATGACAGGACAAAAACCAACTAAAGAGATGGCTGACGGTGTATCTTCTACACTTCGCGATCTTCAACGTACTGGCGCAATTAAAGTAACGCTAAGTGAACATACGATGTTAGATAAGTCTGGCAGAGCGGTTCTTAAGCCAGAAGGTCATCGTGTTTTAAAAACCGATGCCTCTGGTAATGTGTCTATTGACTACGAAGCTAGTAAGAAGAAGGTTTCTTCCTACACTATTGAGAATACTTCAAAGGCTCCTATCGGAAGTAAGAAATACGACATCCAAACTACTGGCAACATTACACGCCCAACGCGCTACGCGCCAAACCCTGGATCTCCTGCGGAAACTTTGGTCAATATGCGCGCTAAGGCGTTTGATAAAGGTGCCTCTCGGACTGCGACTATGGGTAGATATTTCTCTACCGATCCACGTGCTCCTGAAAACACTCATACTGTTAAACTGTCTGATGTTACCGCTTCTCAGAAGTTAATGAAAGACGCTGGCAAACGCCTTGATTCTGCCTTAATTTCAGGAGATAAGAAGGCCATCACCAAAGCGTCACAAGAGTATAAGAATCTTCAACACGCTGCCGCTGTGAAGAAGGGTATTTACGAATCTAAACAGATTTCACGTGAGACGCAATATCGTCATTCACAGTTCTACGACGCGACATCATCAGTAAATGGTATTATTGGCACAATGACTGGTAATAAACAGATGTTACAGAATTCTCGCTTACAGTCGTTTGGTCCAGAGAATCATCCACACGCTAAGGCGTTAGTAGCGCTTGGTGTTAACGCCGATAACGCTCATAAACCGTACTTTGCGAATACAATGACTAACGCTAAAACTGGTAAAGGATTATCTCCTAGCGATTTTAAAGGATTTGGTTCCGCTTACGGACATGATAAAGCGAAAATGGCCGCTGATATTAAAGCAGCGTCTAAAGCGATGTTTACTCCTGGTACGTATGGATCTAACATTAATCCAGGTGAATATATTGTAAAGACTGGCCCAAACGCTGGTAAGAAGATGTTATCGTCTGGTGGAGCCGCTAAGGCCGCTGCCGTTTTACGCAATGCTGGAATGTCACATGAAGACGCTCACGCTACTGCGCAGAAAATGGCCGCTAATTTCCAATCTTCTCCGTTACACTCATTCAACGGCGCATTTAGAGGTTTAATTTCAACCGCTCCTGAAGGATTTGTTTATACTAATCCTATGAGTGGCTATCGCATGACCTTTGATAAACATAAGGCCACTGAGAGCGCAAAGAGTAAGGAAGGAAAGAGTTATCAGAAACCGTTACGTGTCATAACTAATTTAAAAGATACGACAGGTAAGACCGTAGACGTTTCTATTCCATATATCCAACCATCACGAAATTCTGGCAAGACCGGTAGTGGCGCTGCCGCTCTATTCGTTCAGAACTGGGATTCAGCCGTTATTTCGCATATTGCCACGAAGACCAAAAATCCAAACACTCTTCATGACGCTATAGCGATTCCAAAGAATAACGCGCGAGCCACTAAAGCGTTACATGAAGCCGTCGCTGAGGCCTATAATAAGGTTGCCGGTCATCGTCCTGTTGACGATCTAGCGCGCCAAATGAAAGTCTATACGATTCAAAAATTTAAAGCGCAAATTCATAATCCTACGCCTAAACAGCGTAAGGCTTTGGTTAAAAAGATTTCACAGATCACTAAGGCGCACAATAACTTTAAGAATATTATGTATCTACCTAATCAAGGTCCAGGCATCGTTAACGTGCCGTCTAATAATAACCACTTCGTTGAGGAATAATATGATTATAGTTGAACAAGGTCCTGATCGCTCTTCAACGTCCCAAAGTATCTTTGACGCCGCAATGGCCGATAAAGATGACTTTACAGGTGGCATTGCGATCGAAGGAACGTCCTATCTTGCCTTGTTTACTATTACTCCATTAGAAGAGGAAGATCAGTACAGTGTTACTGACTTCCTTATCGATGGCGAGGATGGTATATTACTGGCCGTTGATGACGAGATGTCTGACGTATACAACAAAGACGATACCTTATCGATGATTTCACATCGTCTAGGTCTTATAGAAGATTAAAGGAGATACCAAATGGATATCATCAATAAAGCGCTAACCTCACCTGTAGAACAGGTTGTAGGAACGACTGCGCCAACATATCGATTTATTATCTCCACAGATGATGAAGACCGTGATGGCGATATCGTAAAACAAGATGGTTGGGAGTTTGACGAATTCAACGCAAACCCAATCGCTCTTTTACAACACGACCATAAACAGCCTGTTGGCCGTTGGTCAAATATTCAAACTCGTTCTCGCCTTAAAGGTGGGTATGAGACTGTAGCAGATTTAACTCTCGCTCCACCTGTAAGCGATGTGCTGAAATATGCCAATGCTTTGGTTGAAGCTGGAATCTTAAACGCCACTTCTGTTGGCTTTGGTGTCAAAAACTTTGAGAAAAGAAAAGACGCTAATGGTCGACCAAGCCGTGGCATGATCGTTCACAAAGCCGTATTACGTGAGGTATCTCTCGTCTCGGTTCCTGCGAACGCTAACGCAATAAGGATCGCTAAATCCTTGGACATTAGTAATGATGTAGTTAAAACCTTTGTATCTGTTGACGGAGCCGATTCCGGTATTGATGTCGACGATGATACACCATTACCACTTTCTGTGGCGCTTGAAAAGGCTCAAACACTTCTAGCTGCTGGTCATAAATCTAGCAATACCCATAATCCTAACTCTGTCTTTGGACAAGTAAAGATTAAAGATAAACAATTACTCGATGCTTATAATAAAGCTAAGAGTGTTTTAAAGAAATAAGGAAATAATATGTCCATTTCACAAAAAATCGAAGCCGCTAAGTCCGCTATCGAAGCTAAGAAATCTGAACTCGCAACTCTGGCTCAAGCTGCTGCTGAAGGTCAAGACGTTGACGCAGAAACTCTCGAGACTTTAACTAAGTCTATCGAACAAGACCAAGCTAAAGTTGAGTCTTTAGAGAAAGCTGAAGCTGTATTAGTACAGAAGTCTGCTCCTGCATTTATCCGTAACAAGTCTGCTAATGAGTATTCTTTCGAGAAGCAAGCGTTGGTTGCTGTTAAGGCAAAAGTAGAAAACATGAGCCAATTGGCTGCTGCTGAAGCATTGTATGGTCAAGATTCTGGCACATACGCTGTTACTAAAGCTGCTACTCCAGAAGCTCGTACAGACGTTGCTGGTTGGGCACAAGAACTCGTTCGCGAATCTTATGGCACATTCCTTGAGTTGCTCCGTCCTGCTGCTTTGTTGCCACAGTTGGCAGCTAAAGGTGGCGTAAGCTTGTCTTTCGACAAGAACAATGAAGTTATCATCCCATTCTACGCTGGTTCTACAACCGCGTTGGCTGGTGCTTTCATCGGTGAAGGTCAATCCATCCCTGTGAAGAAAACTGCATTCGGCAGCAAGAAAGTTTCTGCTAGCAAGTTAGGTGTAATCACTGTAGCCTCTTCTGAGATCCTACGTCGCTCTACTCCTGCAATCGAGCCAATCCTCCGTGATGCTATCATCCGTGATACAGCTGCGTTGTTGGACTCTGTAGCATTCTCTAATGCTGCTGCAACTCCATTGTCACCTGCTGGCTTGTTGAATGGTGTAACACCAATCACAGCTACTGGCGTAACAACTGCAGAAGTTATCGCTGCTTTGAAACAAGCTATCACAGCTATGACAAATCAGAACCGTACAACTAAGCCTGTTGCTATCATGACTCCTGCTGTTCACCTCGGCTTGAGCATGACAATGACTGCTACTGGTTCTTTCGTGTTCCAGAATGAGTTGTCATCTGGTCGCTTGTTAGGTATGGACGTGTTAGTTTCTAACGCTGCTCCTGCTGACAGCATCATGTTGGTTGACGCTGCTGAAGTTTACTTCGGTTTAGGTACTCCTTCATTCGCAGTTAGCGATACAGCTTCTCTAGAGATGGCTGACAACCCAACAACTGGTCCTGGCTTGAACGCTTCTATGTTCCAGCAAGACATGTTGGCAATCCGCATGATCACCACAACTGGTTGGTCTGATATCCGCGGTGGCTCTGTACAAATCGTTGACGGTTTGGGTGGAGTTTAATCCAGCGTTTTGATTCTTAATTTAACTATTAAGTAAATCTATCTAGCCCATTCTTCGGAGTGGGTTAGAGTAGTTTTATTTATCTATTTACATACAAGGAGTGGTGCATGAGCAAAGGTATCGTACACGATATCACAGTAGATTATTCTCGTGATAGTCTATTTGACGAGTTAGGTTTAATCCGACTTAAAGAGAGTTACATGACTGAGGAAGAAAGTTCTCCTCAGGAACGCTTTGCTTTTGTTTCACGCGCCTTTGGTAGCGATCTTGAACACGCTCAGCGGTTATATGAATATAGTAGTAAACATTGGTTGTCGTACTCTACGCCGATCTTATCATTTGGACGGAGTAAGCGTGGATTACCGATTTCTTGTTTTCTTAATTATATTGAAGATTCGTCTGAAGGTTTGGTGGATAACCTCTCTGAGACGAATTGGCTCTCAATGCTGGGCGGTGGCGTTGGCATTGGCTTTGGTATTAGATCAGCTGACGATAAGTCTACTGGTGTTATGCCTCACCTAAAGATGTACGACGCGTCTTCCTTGGCTTTCCGTCAAGGTAGAACTCGTAGAGGCTCTTACGCCGCATATCTCGATATCTCACATCCTGATATTATCTCATTCTTAGAAATGCGGAAGCCTACTGGCGATCAAAATATGCGCACATTGAATCTTCATCACGGTATAAATATTCCTGATGCCTTTATGGAAATCATTGAAAAGTCTATGTTAGACTCTGATTTTGATGATTCATGGAACTTAATTGATCCTGCATCTAAAGAGATTCGCGAGACAGTATCTGCAAAAGATTTATGGCAAAAGATTTTAGAATTGCGTATGACAACTGGAGAACCTTATCTCCATTTTATCGATGCTTCTAACCGCGCGTTGCCTCAACATTTAAAAGAGTTAGGCCTTAAAGTTCACCAATCCAATTTATGTAGCGAGATTATTCTCCCTACTAATGAAAAGCGAACTGCTGTTTGTTGCCTATCTTCCCTTAACTTGGAATACTATGACGACTGGAAAACAGACACTCTATTTCTTCGTGATGTTGCCGAAATGCTTGACAATGTTCTTCAGTATTTTATTGATAATGCTCCAGACTCAATCAAACGCGCTAAGTATTCTGCAATACGTGAGCGCAGCATTGGTATCGGTGCTTTGGGTTGGCATGCTTATCTTCAGCGAAATAATCTTCCCTGGGAATCAGCACTCTCAATAGGTCGCAATAAGAAAATCTTCCAACATGTTAGGACATCACTTGATGAAGCCAACAAAGAACTCGGCACACGTCGAGGAGAAGCCCCAGATGCACTTGGGACTGGTAATAGATTTAGTCATCTTATGGCTATTGCTCCTAACGCTAGCAGCTCTATTCTTATGGGCAACACTTCTCCTAGTATTGAGCCCTATCGGGCAAATGCTTATCGCCAAGATACTTTATCTGGCAGTCATTTCAATCGTAATCGTTACTTGGATAAAATCGTAAAAGAGTTAAAGCCTAACGAGTACGATGAGGTGTGGTCAAGTATTATCGCTAATGATGGTTCTGTTCAACACCTAGCATGGTTAGATGATTGGACTAAAGAGGTCTTTAAGACTTCCATGGAAATCGACCAACGTTGGGTTGTACAACACGCTGCCGATCGTCAAGAGTTCATCGATCAAGCGCAGTCATTAAACGTGTTCTTTAGACCTGACAGCCATATCAAATACATTCATGCGGTCCATTTCCAAGCTTGGAAGCAAGGACTTAAGACTATGTACTATTGTCGATCTGATAAGATCGCTAAAGCGGATAAAATCTCCAAGAAGATTGAACGTGAAGTAATAAAAGAAATTAACCTACACGATTTAACAGAAGGCGGCGAGTGTCTCGCTTGTGAAGGATAACATGAAACATACTCATACTCACCATATTGTCCCGCGACATGCTGGTGGGACTGACGAGCCTAGCAATTTAATAGAGCTTTCTATTAGTGAGCACGCAGAGGCGCATAGAGTTTTATTTGAAACGCACGGTAGATGGCAGGATAATGTTGCTTGGAAAACTTTAAGTGGACAGCTGACAATTACTGAAGCCCAGCGGGAAGCACAGCGTATAGGAAGAATCGAAGGCGGTCTTACTAATGTAAAGTCTGGTCATCTTCAAAGTATTTCTTCAAAAGCTGGTAAGATCGGTGGAAAAACTCGAGGCCCAATACAAGGCAAGGCCAATGTAGCATCAGGCCATTGGGCTAACTGCACCTCTCTTGGCGGCAAACGCTCTCATGAATTAGGAAATACATCTAAAGCAGGTAAGCTCGGGTGTAAGACGACTAATCGACGTGTAATGTCTATCGATGATGGGAAAATCACCACTTGGGGTAAGCGTTCTGCCTATGAGCGCAAGACCGGTTATCAACATACTTGGATAGATTTATGACAAAACATAGACTTACAGATACTCGCAATTCTTTTAAACCTTTTAATTATCCTTGGGCGTACGATTCGTGGCTAAAACACGAACAATCCCACTGGATGCATTCTGAAGTCCCAATGGCTGAAGACGTTAAGGATTGGAAGAGAAAGCTTACACCACATGAAAAACAGTTCCTAACAAATATCTTTCGCTTTTTTACGCAAGGCGATATTGATGTGGCAGGCGGCT